TAAAATCATTTTCCCACTTTGAAACAGGTGTAGTTATAGACTTGTCATCATTTGAAGATGTTTGAAATCCTAAAAATTTATTACATGCACTCTCATCATTGTAATATTTTGGATTTCTTTTAGAGTAGTCATTATCAATGGACAAATGAAAATCTGGGTTTAAACCTTTAGCTTTCATCTCATCACGATAATATGCTCTTGCAAAATTTCTACCCATAGAAAATTTTACATGGACTTCTCTATCATCAGTATATTCTCTACCCTCATCATCTACTTTTTGAATTGGACTTTGAACATAAAAACAATTATCCTCATACAATTCACCACCTGACCTATTATATTTTGAGATCATTCTTCTAATTGTGTCAATGTCCTCTTGTGGTTGATGATACCTTATAACTTGTTCAATCTTCTCTTTTGCTTTTTCACGCATAAGATCATATTGTTCTTTTGCTTGATCTAATTTGTCTTTTACTTTATCTTCATAAAAAGATTGAAATTGATCTGCAATCACTTTACGTTTTTCTGCGTTAAGTGTTAGTCTTTTTTCTTTAGTCATTTATACCTCTTTCTGTTTTATTTTGCATAATTTAAAATTATCACTTGACAAAGGGATTGTCAAGTATTATATAGGATTAGTCCTGATAGTCCGTAGCATTATTGGAATGTGATAGACCGTAGGGACATGATCAGTCGTCTGGTTCGTCCATTGAAGTTGACAGTACCGGGCTGATCCCTGGTCTAACAACGCTTGATATCAGCGGGATGATACACCCTAGAGGTAAACGTAATCTGTTGGACCTGGGATCAGCTGATCCCTGATCCATGTTATTAGTGGCGTAAGGCACATGCAACCGCGCTGTGAAGAGCATGGATCTGGGATCAGTGAGCGTCGCGCGATAAAGTAAAATGCGCTACTGGTCCGAAGCTGTTTGGTGGTTCTTACAGTTTTTAAGTTTTTGATGGGTTGGGTAGATCATTGCCCTCCTTACCATCAATGACAGGCACTGTGGGCTGGAGGTAAGAAGACCAGCCCTTAGTGAAGAAAGTAATTTATGAAAGCAAATGCAGGTAAAGAGTATAACAAAATTTTAATAAACCATTGGCGCTGGCTACAGGTTAATGGAACTAAGCAACAAGCTGCAAGCTGCAAGCGTCAAGCAGCAAGCTTGACAAGAAAGCTGTATAAGGATATAGGAGTATATAGGAGAAAGAAATTATGAAAACAAATGAAGCATTAAAAATTATAGGAGGCTCGCTGTCCAAGCCTTCAAAGATGCCTGGCTGGTCAATTGGTTTACCTGCCAAGGAATGCAAGACTGGCGGCAAGCTACAGCAAGTGAAGGGCAGCGTCTGCTATGACTGTTACGCGCTCAAGGGCTGTTACGTGTTCAAGGTTGTGCAAGATGCGCAATACAGGAGGCTGGCAGCTATTAAGGACCCGCAATGGGTCACAGCTATGGCTCACCTGATCAACAGCAAGAAGCCGGACGTGTTCAGATGGCATGACAGCGGCGATGTTCAGGACTTAGATCACCTTAAAAAAATTTACAAAGTCTGTGAGCTCACGCCAGCTAAGCGTCACTGGATGCCAACACGTGAAGCATGGATCAAGAACCATTTAGACAGCAAGCCTACAAATTTAGTCATACGTTTTAGCGCGCCCATGGTGAACCAGCGGGCGCCTGAATCGTGGCCCAACAGCTCAATGGTTGTGGACAAAGGTTTTCACACTTGCCCGGCCCCAGCTCAAGACAACGAGTGTCGAGACTGTAGACAATGTTGGGATCCTGCTGTAAAAGTAGTTTCATACGGTAAGCATTAAAATGTTTAGACATCCACAGTATTATAAGAATTTACGTAAGCTAGCTAGGTTACGTAATAGGGACCAGGCCATTAGCTCAGACACAGCGACGGCTGCAAGCGAGCGTGCGCCTGGGACCGGCCACAAGCAGCAAGCCCCAAGCAACAAGCTTCAAGCACCAAGCTCACTAAGCATCGAGCAGCAAGCATCAAGCCCCAAGCAGCAAGCATCAAGCTTCAAGCCACAAGCATCAAGCTCTAAAATTTGAGATCCTTTGTACAAGTGAACAAGTTTCGAGGACCTTGCACCAAGGGCCTGGACCATAATAAATGTATTGTTAGGATGTCTAATATGAAACGCAATTTGGTGTGGTGAAAATTTAATTTTGTTACTTTTAGTAACCTTTAATTCTATTGTGAAAAAGTGGCCAGAAGCATTGCAGACCAATAGATCAGGAGTCCCATGTAAGCTACTATTTTCAAGTCGTATAAGCGAAAAATCACTGAAATGTTTTTTAATTTTTTGATAAAATTTACGCTCTGGTGCCATGCGTTTTTTGGGGTAACATCATCATTCATTTAATAGTCCTTCTGCAGTTTATCTGGCAAGATAAGACTCGAAGGTTTTTCTGTTTTTAAAACTAATCTATGAGCATTTTTACCTGGATGTCCTAATATAGGAACGGTGTGTTCATGCACTTCCATTCTTCTAATCTGATACAACTTTCCGTCTCTTTCTACGTAGATTTGTGCATTCTTAATTGCGTCAGATCCTTTCGTAAATTGACTCAGAAACAATTGCAAATCCTGTACTCTCATAAAATTTCTTAAATTGTCTGATATTGACTTTATAACGATGTTACCTTAAATTGTCAATATGGGATTACCAAAAAGATTAACAGAAATGCAAATGAAGTTTGCTGAGTTCCTTGTGTTCGGAGATGATCACGGACCACTCACACAAACAGAAGCAGCTTTGAAAGCAGGCTACTCACCTAATCGTGCAAGACAAGAAGGGTCTGAACTCACAAACCCAAGACTCTCACCACTTGTAGTAAAATATATCGGTGAGTTAAAAGAAGAAAGACTTCGAAAGCATGAAGTAACCTATGAAGGTCATGTTGCAGAACTAGGTAGACTTAGAGAGGCAGCTTTAAAAAAAGGCTCTTTCTCTTCTGCAGTTAATGCGGAAGCAAATAGAGGTAAAGCGGCAGGACTATACATAGACAGAAAAATAATAAAAACTGGGAAACTAGAAGATATGTCTGAACAAGAATTAGAAGCAAAGATGAAACAACTTTTAAGTGACTATGGTCAGATAATTGATGTGACTCCTTCTAAAGTTTCTGAATCTTCTTCACCCACTGACGAGGTATCATCGTCCGATCCCCAAAAGTAATACCATCTTCATCTTTATCGTAAGAAGCAAATAGTTTAACAGACTTATCATCTTTAGAATATAACCAACCTTCATTAACAGGTCTTGCTAACTTCATCTTGTCAAACTCTTTGTCTGTAGCCCAGCCAGAGTCACTGACACAATCAATCCACTCCACTCTGACTCTCGGATAAGGTATATCGGGAGAGACATCAGTTGCAATTCTTTTTCGTCTTTTCCTAGGCATAATTTCTATCTATCATACTAATAGCAATCTAAAAAGTTTAAAAAATATCACAACAAACTCAAACTCGCGCGCGTAGGGCATCTGATGGTACAAAATAAAGTGTACTCTAAAACATGATTTGTACCATAATCTGTCCACCCTAAAGTCATATAAATCAACACTTCTAGATCAAAAGTACAAAAGGTACACTTTTTTTGAATGAAAAAAAAATATTTTTTTTCAAACTTTTTAAAACACTATAGTATGTCCCTTGCCTCTTTTTTGCCACAATATTTCCTCATTGCTGCCAATTTATCTTCAGCGCTAGCGATACGCTCTAATTGCTTATCTATTTCTCCTGTAATATCTACATGTTCTGGTATCACTAGATTATGTTCACAGATAGCTTCTATTTTGTAGTTAGCGTCCTCTATTTCTGCTTCATATCTTTTTAGAATTGTTCTAAACAACCTATCGTTCATTTCCACCTCCTCTTCACAATCTTGCCATATTTGTCTTTGTACAATATCCAAGACTTTTTACCATCGTAGTAGTATCCTTCTATTGTCATTTAAAGTCCTCCTCTTTCATTTTTATGTTTGCTTGTTCTTTCTCATCATGAATTAGGTCATAATACATGTCTAATCTTTTCAAAAACTCATGTTTATAACGTCTTAATTCAGACCCTTCGACTTTGAATTCTTGATAATATAGGTCAGGCGTGCATACCATGATAACTCCTTGTTCAATCTTGGAGTTGTGGACGTAGTCATGTGCCATGGCGTACGCTGCGATCTGCAGATAATAATCTTCGATCCATTCTTTCTTCTTCGGACGATTGGCTTGCTTGAAGTCAACAATAGTTTCACGACCATTATGTAAACAGACAAGGTCTGTTGAACCTGCGTATAGGCCTGGGTAATATAACGTAACTTCCGAACCATACCATTCATCAACCGGTGTGAGACCCACGTCAATAACTTTCTGGGCCATGGTTTTCGCCTTCTGTCCGATCTCTGTAAGATCATCGTAGCCAGTTCCGAGGATATAATGTTCCAAGAATTTGTGCATAGCTGTCCCCCGACTACTACTAACATTTTTGATTCGTTCTGCTTCTTGTTCTCCAACTTTAGCTTTCCATTCTTTTAAAAATTGTTGATCTTTGGTGCGCCCTAATATCGTAGTTACGCTAGGAAGTCTAGAACCATTTACATCATAGAGCCGTGTTCCGTGGTCCTCGTGCCGTGTAGCATCGACATAGACGTACTTCTCACTCTTCTTAATCTTACGACCAATATTCTCAAACTCCAACAGATCCTCCTTATTCATCATTTTTTAAAACGTACCTATTAATTATAAACCAGGCAATCAAGAAACCGACAAAGGTTACTCCCATACCTACAAAAAATAAACCTATCATACCTTTATCCTTAAATTACCCGAAACAGTTATTCTATAGTCATTACTAGTATAGAATGGGTGGACCAAGTGTAGTTGTGTTGATGGAAACATAAACATCTTACCTTCAAAACTTTTATCAACAGGAACTATAGTAGATACAACTTTACCATCAGGTAAAGTGTTTAAAAAATTAAATTTAGATGTTTGTGATTCTGCTCTTAATGATTTCTTAACAGTTATCTCACTAAAATAATTTTCTTCTTTTTTTAAATCGTAAGGAATTTTAACAAATATAACAAAAGAAAATAAACCTTGATGATTATGTGGTGGGTTAAATTCGTGTTTTTTCATGTAGTTTACCCAAAAACTATCTAAGTAAGTTGATCTAGGTTCTGACAATATATTTAATTTATTTATGTACTCTTTTAAGTTTTCATGAGCTATGCATTTTTGATTTAAAAAAATATTAAAAGAATCAGTAATATTTTGTATATGATACTCTTCTTTTATATGTCCTATTAAAGTTTTATTGGCCTTACTTCCTTTTTTCTTAGCTTTAACACATTCTTTCTTTAACCATTTAAAATCTTCTGAACTTAACTCTATAGGTGCTATTGAATAAGTATGAAAAAGATATTTATAAGAATCTATGAACTCTTTCCAACCTCTCATTTTTTCTTTCCTTTCAAATACTTAGGAGCAAACTCTACTATATTATTTAATGGTGCAGAGTCATGAAAATTACCACTAACCGTGATCCGTGTGCAGTCAGACTTGTATGGTGCAACCCA